AGCGAAAGGATTCTAATTACTAATGAGGTATAAAGTAATAGGTCCTCCAGGTACAGGGAAGACTAAGACATTGTTAGATGAAGTAGATAAATATTTAAAGAAAGGTGTTCCTTTAAATCGTATAGGCTATTTTGCATTTACAAGAAACGCAGCCAATGAAGCAAGAGATAGGTTTTTAAAAAAGAATGAAGACTTGACTAAGAAAGATACATTGTATTTTAAAACATTACACTCTTTAGCTTTTCATAATTTAGGATTAAACCAAGATAATGTGATGAATGAATTACATTACAAAGCTATTGGTGAAACATGTGGCATACAAATTAAATATGCAGCATATGAGAGCAACGCATGGAATGGAATATTTAGTTCCAACAGTGAGTATTTAAATTTAATAAATTTAGCCAGAGTAAAAAGAATAGATACACTACATCAGTTTGATTTAAACGAGCATTTAAGTAATGTTGAAAGAGATAAGTTAGATGCAATAGATAAAGAAATAAATAGTTATAAAAAAATTTATAACCTAATAGATTTTACAGACATGTTAGATAAATTCTTAAAAAAGGGCACTGTTAAAGGTAAATTAGACGTTATTTTTGTAGATGAAGCACAAGATCTATCAAAAATACAGTGGGATATGTTAGAAAAAATTGAAAAAGAAAACGATGCAGATGTATGGATTGCAGGTGATGACGATCAAGCTATTTTTGGTTGGGCCGGAGCTTCTGTCATGTCTTTTATAGATTGGAAAGCTAAGGAGATACCCTTAACACAATCAGAAAGAGTACCTAGTGCAATACAAAAAGCTGCTCTGTCTATTGTAGATAGAATAGAAGAATACAGATTAGATAAAAAATATTATCCTAAAAAAGAAAAAGGACAAATACTTGAGGTAATAAAAATATCTGACATAGATATGTCTAAAGGAAGTTGGTTGATATTAGCTAGAACAAATACTCTATTAAAAGAAATTCCTAAAATGTTAAAACAAAAAGGTTTGTTTTTTAAAACTTCTGATGGCAAAAATAGTATAGGTAAAAATTTATACGAAGACATTGAGTATTGGAACAAGATGAGAGAAGGAAAAAAAATACCAGAGATAATTGAACAAAGAATACTAGAGAGAATTAAGGGAAGTAAACCAGATCTTAAATTAGAATGGCATAAAGCATTTACTAATGAAACATTGTCTAAGATAGATTATCTAAGGGTTTTACTTTCTAACAAAGAAAAAATACACAAAACTCCTAGAATAACTGTTTCAACAATACATAGTGCAAAAGGTGGGGAGGCAACAAATGTTGTTTTATTTTTAAATGAAACAACCAACACAATAAAAGCAGCAAGCAAATCAAGATCTAAAAGAGATGAAGAATTTAGAGTTTGGTATGTAGCTGTAACAAGATCAATGAAAAATTTATTCTTAATAAAAAATAATAACAAAAGGAAGGAATTTACAATATGAAGGCTTACAAAAAACAAATTGGTGGATCTCATTACAAAGACATGGTTATGCAGCCAAGTGAGTTTATAAATAAGAACCGTTTGCCTTTTGCAGAAGGATCGGCTATAAAATACATATGCAGACATGCAGCGAAAGGGAAAGAACAAGACATCGATAAGGCAATACATTATTTAGAAATGATAAAAGAGAGAGACTACAAATGATATTTAAAGCTCAAACAGAATGGGTTAAACCCACAGAATTTCCAGACTTACGTTACGCTGACGAAATTGCAATTGACTTAGAAACATATGACCCTGACTTAAAAACAAAAGGTTCTGGTGCTGTTGTTGGTAGAGGTAAAGTTGTAGGTATAGCAATAGCTACAGATGGTTACTCAGGATATTTTCCCTTTGATCATGAAGGTGGTGGTAACTTAGATAAAAAATTAGTTATGAAATGGTTTAAAGATGTTTGTGAATGTCCAGCAAATAAAATATTTCACAATGCAATGTACGATGTATGTTGGATTAGAGCAATGGGTTTTAAAATAAACGGTAGAATTCTCGATACTATGATTGCAGCATCATTAGTTAATGAGAACAGATATAGATTTGATCTAAATAGTTTAGGTTGGGATTACGTTGGTCAAGGTAAGAACGAATCAGAATTAGTTAACGCTGCTAAAGAATGGGGTCTAGATCCTAAAGCAGATATGTGGAAACTACCTGCACTATATGTAGGAAATTATGCACAGCGAGATGCAGAAGTAACTTTAGCTTTGTGGAAAGTTATGCAAAAAGAAATAACTACTCAAGATATAACTTCTATATTTGATTTAGAAACAGATTTATTTCCGTGCTTAGTTGATATGAAATTTAAAGGGGTTCGTGTCGATACCGAATCCGCTCATAAATTGAAACAAAAGTTAAGTGCAGAAGAAAAACAATTATTGCTAGAAGTAAAAAAAGAAACAGGAGAAGAATGTCAAATATGGGCTGCAAGAAGTATAGCCAAAATTTTTGACAAACTAAAATTAAATTACGAAAGGACTGAAAAAACACAGGCACCTTCATTTACTAAAAACTTTCTGTCTACACATAGTCATCCGTTGGTTAAGAAGATAGCAAAAGCCAGAGAGATAAACAAGGCCCATACAACATTTATAGACACTATTATTAAACACGAACATAAGGGTAGAATACATGCAGATATTAATCAAATAAGATCTGATCAAGGTGGTACTGTAACCGGAAGATTCTCGTATTCTAATCCAAATCTACAACAAATTCCTGCTCGTAACAAAGACTTAGGTCCAATGATTCGATCCCTGTTTATACCAGAATCAGGTTGCGAGTGGGGATGTTTTGATTACAGTCAACAAGAGCCAAGACTTGTAGTTCATTATGCATCCTTAGATCAAGACACAAGTGTCTTTGCGGTAAAAGATTCATACGAACATGATGATGCAGACTTTCATACTATTGTAGCTAAGATGGCTGATATACCAAGAACAGCTGCTAAAACAATTAACTTAGGTTTATTTTATGGAATGGGTAAAGCTAAACTACAAGCAGAATTAGGTGTCAGTAAAGATAAAGCTGATTCATTGTTTCAAATATATCACGATAGAGTTCCATTTGTTAAATCTCTTATGCGTTCTGTATCTAACAGAGCACAACAAAGAGGACAGATAAGAACCTTACTAGGTAGATTATGTAGATTTCATTTATGGGAACCAAATAGTTTTGGTATGCACAAGGCATTACCCTTTGATCAAGCTGTCCAGGAACATGGGCCAGGCATCAAGCGTGCTTATACTTACAAAGCATTAAATAAATTAATTCAAGGATCTGCAGCAGACATGACAAAAAAATGTATGTTAGATTTATATAAAGAAGGAATTGTAGCGCACATACAAATACACGATGAACTAGACATATCTGTAGAATCTGATAAACAAGCTAAAAAAATTGTTGAGATTATGGAAAATGCTGTTAAATTAGAGATCCCTAATAAAGTAGATTATGAATCTGGAAAAAATTGGGGAGATATTTATGGATAACTATGGCTTATTTAAATGCAAACATACCCGCAACGTATGCACAAATTAAAAGAGAATATTTATATGATTGTAAAAAACATCATGGAGAAGTTGAAGATTGTATTATCTTTGGTATATCAAGTCTTACTGGACGTAGTATACTTTTTCACGCTATTATGGAAAATGGCGCTGTCTTTTATAGACTGCCAATTTCGGCTTTTATTCAACGTGGCTTTCAACCGGAAACTGTTCCCATTAAAAGACTTGATGAACTTCAACTTTGGAATTGTTTTTCTTATTACCCTGCTATTACTCGCTGGGATCTTTTAAACGGACAACACGGCAAATACATAGGAAAAGACAAGAAATGGCACCAAGGGACATATCTTTTTACAATTGACTTTGCACACCCAGAGAGTAATATAATAGATACCGATCATTCGGAAATACCGCACGAGCACAAGTGCGCACACATCATAGCCCTAGACGATGGAAACTATGCGGCACAGCCAAACAATAGAATAATATGGGACATTCCGTCTTTCACAGTTAAGAATACTATTCCTGACTGGAAAGTACAAACATCAGAGTGGAACGTAGAAAACTCTGGTCAATGGAAAACGGAAGATACAGATAACTTTTTCTACGAAATAGAGGAGAAAAAAAATGATTAAATGGATTAAAAGAAAATGGGACAAATTCATAAATTGGGTTTTTATCGGTTTTTATAAGTGAAACTTAAAAAAATTAAAGAAGCATTTGAACAATTTAAAAAAGAAGGTTGGAGTAAAATTTACTTAAACAGAATTTTAAGAAAAGAAGTAGAGATTGGTGCGAATGGCACGCAAAGATACGTAATTAAACAAGGAAAAAACAAAGGTAAAATATTATGAAGTGTAAAAAATGTAACCATGATTGTCATTGTGTAGAAGATCTTCATGCAGATGAATACGGAGTTTGCACCTGTGATAAATGTGAGTGCAAATGAAAAAACAAAAGCCCTTAATATTAAAAAATGAAGTTGCAGCTCCAAGTAATTTTGCTTGGTTAAAAAAAAATATAGTAATTGTACCTGTGATAGCTGCAATCTTAGCTGGAACTTTTACGTCTATTAAGTATGTACTAAATTTAACAGATACTATTACAGCTAACCAAGAAACTATTCTTAAACTAGAAGAAAAATACACAGCATCTGTAGCTGACATCTACGATCTTAAAACAAGACTTGCAGCAGCAGAAGCAACGTGGACAATGGCTGAGAATTTGTATCGCCAACTTTCAGAAACTGTACGGGACCATGAATATGACCTTAAAGACTTATCGAGATAACCTATTATGGATTGCATTCTTTCTTTGCGTAGCAACTTACGCAGAGGCTAGAAACGAATACCTACAAAATCAACACCCTTGTGAAAGAGGTTACTTTGAACCCTACACAGAAGTTAATCAAAGAGAATATAAATCAGGTACAAGTAATGAATATCAAGATCAAAGAGTAGGTTTTAGATTTCGTATGCCTTTAGGTGCTGTGTGTAGTGATGATTATATTGCTGAACAAAAAAAGAAAGATAAATTAAAAACCCAACTTGAAGTTATAAAAGAGTGTAAAAGAATACCTAGAATTAGTCCACCACCTGTAGAGTTTGCAGAGTTATTTAATATGTGTAATTCATTAGGAGTTGCAGGAATAGTGGTACATAAAAAACCAGAAGGAAACCATTGGGATAATTTAAAAATACAATACTTAAAAGATAATCCAGACATAATAATAATGGAACAGGCGATGCCACAATGAAAATATCAGATAACACATCAGTAAGTATGCCAATGAAAAATATGATTGGTATAGTTGTAGTTGTTGCTATGGGTGTGTTTGCATACACAGAAGTTACATCAAGACTTACAAGTTTAGAGACATCAAGAGAGTTATTTCAAGCTGATCTGTTAAAGAAGAGTGAACAAAAGCCCACGGACCAGGAACAATTTATGTTGATAGAAGATTTATATAAATCAACTGAAAAATTAGAGAAGACACAAGAACAAAATATGACCAACAAAGTTAACATACAATTTATAAGAGATCAATTAGAGAAAACTTTATTAGATGTTGAGAACTTAAAAGATAAGGTTAGAAAAAATGGAAATGGAGCACACTAATGATTGAAACTGTAGTTGTTTTACTTATGTTTGTAGGGGCCGAAATTAAGGAACATAGAATACAACCCACTATGTCAGAGTGTTTAAAAGGTAAGCGTTTAGCTACTCGTTCAGCATCTCCACAGACAGAATTTAAATGTGTAAAAAGTAAGGCAGAATTAGAAATCAACATTGATGGTAGCCAAAGCATTAAAAGTCTTATACTAACTCCTTAAATGAAAACAAATTTACTGGTACATAAACACCTTATCGTTCGCGCTGAGTCTAAAAAACCTATTACAAGTGAAGAGAAAGCAGTAGAGTGGATGAAAGAATTAATAGCAAGTTTAAACATGAAAGTGTTTATTGGACCTCACGCAAAATATTGTGATATGCAAGGCAACAAAGGTTTAACTGTCATGGCTGTTATAGAAACATCACATATTGTTATGCATGTATGGGATGAGGTTAGTCCTGCTTTAATTCAATTAGATATATACTCATGCGGCGATTTTGATGAGCATGACGTATGTAAAAAAATAAGCAAAGACTTTGATTTATCTAAAATAGAATACAAATATCTTAACCGCGAGACTGGACTTACAGACATAAGTCAGGGTATAATGAATTATAAATGATAAGATTTACTACAGAAATAGTTACAGGTGATTGCCCGGAATGCACAGAAAAAACAATGTTAGTTAACATTGATAATAATATTTATAGATGTATTAATTGTGGTGAAGATGTAGAACAAAAAGTAAATGGTGTAATAAAATATATGAAAGTAGATAAACAATCTATAATGAAATTAACTGAAGAAGAGCATGGCTAAGAAAAAAGCTTTATACGGCGAAACTAATTATTATAAAAGAACTCACAAAAGAAGAACAGGTTGTATAAGAAAAAAATGGGGACCTAGAAGATCTAAACCTAAAAAAAATCGTGGCCAAGGCCATTAATGAAACCTATTATTATAAGTTTAATGTTTCTTGTAGAAGGAGAGATTAAATTAGATACTTTTGAAATACATCAAGATTGTTATAATTGGTTTAACAGCAACGTAAAAATTGAACAAAACCACAGGAAAAAATTATTCTCTTCTATTGAGTACCACGTATATAAAGATAAAAAAGTTGTAGGCTATGTCTGCGCAGAAAATGAACCAGGATGAATTACAGACCGTTACCAGAATCACTTACTATTAAACCAAGTTCTATTGATGGCCTGGGTTTGTTTGCAACACAGACTATACCTAAGAACACGGATCTTGGTATGATACATTTTACTTATGGAGAACTTATAATAAGAACTCCGTTGGGAGGATTTATAAATCACTCAGGAAAACCTAACTGTAAAAAATTAGATTTAGAAGATGAGTGGCATTTAAAAACTATAACAGAAATTAAAAAAGATGAGGAACTTACGTTGAAGTATACTTTGTATACACCAAACTAACTTTCGTTTATTTTTTTACAATTAAATTTAATCTGTATTCTAGCTCTTTCAACAAAATCTTCGCCCATATCATTCATCATTCTCATAGAACTTAAATGACCTGACATAATACAAGAAGAGTGGGTTTCAAACAAAAGACTTTGTTCAAATTGTGGCATACAATCCATATGCACACCGCTACATACTTTCATAATTAATAAAAATTTTATCATTGACAATCCTATTAAACACACTATATTACATATCAACAGAAGGAAAGAAAATGACTGATATAACTAAATATAGAAATGTTTCGCTATCGCACGCAGTATATAACAATTTGATAAAAATATCAAAAGTTAAGGCTGACAATATAGGTGCGAACAATGTTTCTATAAGCAAGACAATAGAAATACTAACTAATAACGAAGTAAAAAAACTAAATGGTAAAATAAAGGAGAAATAATATGTTTAAAATAACAGTAGCACAAAGAAAAGAATTACTATCTTATATGTGGAATAGACCTTATGGGGAAGTTGCACAGCTAATAACAATGTTAGCAGGTTTAAAATTAGAGCCTGCAGCAGAAAATAGTAAGGACAAAAAGTAATATGATTTGCCCAAGATGTAGCGGCAATGGATATGTAAAGATACCTAACGAAAATGTTGGTATCCCAAAAGAAATTGTGGCACAGTGTTCTATGTGTGAATCAAAAGGAGAGATAAATGAAGTGGATATGCCTACTGATACTGATAATGACAACAAGTTGCAGTGAACTTTTGTTGTTGTCTAGTATAGGTGGTGCAGCAGTATCACAGACACCTGCTATCAAAGCATACAATGGTATAGACGCTTTAACTATT